TTAAGTGAAATCCTGTCTTACAAATGTAAAATGAATCTACAATGTCAGATACAGGGTTAGAAATTTTGGTTGATTTTGGAGACAACTGACTCTTCAAATCAACATGTGATTCTGACAAAAACGTTTCGTACATTAAGTCTTTATTGGCATTTCCTTTTCCTGTAACATGTTTCTTAATTACTGTAGGGGGAATCGTAGTATATTTGAATCCGTCTTCTCTAAGTTGTTTTTTGAGTATTCCCATATTTTCTGCAATGTTAAATACTCTGCCTGTCGCTGCAAATGCATAACCTTCCAAATAAACTTTGTTCACTCGGCCATCATACCATCGAATGCATTCAATAGTCCAAGATGCAAGTTTACAATATCTATCAATATCATCCGTATATTCTGGATAATCATAAGCAAGAAACACTTTACCTAATGATTTGTGTGACTTGTTTTGTTTCAAAAAATGAAACTTACAATTTTTAAATTTTATATCATTATCAATTATTTTTGCCACACATATTGCGGGCGATGTTAGTGAATAATCAATTCCTGCTATATACTCATTCGGTTTCAAATTCGTCATAGTATGGTTCCATCAAAATTCCGCAAAATGCACAATGAAACGCATGTTCTTCTGGTCTAGTTTGTATGTTATCTGAATCATAAATCATTGAGTAATCTGCGTTGCAATTATTGCATTCTACATCCAATACGACTTCCATTTCTCTCCATTTAAAGGTCTACGATTTCACATCCGCCTTCTGCCGAACAAGCAAGTTCTTGTGATGCTACCGTATAATCTCGCTGTTCATAATTAGATAGTTTTGACCAATCTACCTTCTTTGGTATTTTAGTCAACAATTCATTATATTCTTTTTTTGTACAATCTTGATATGGCGCTTGTCTATATGTATGTTCACTAAAAGGTAAAAACGAAATACCACTAATTGAATCAAAATTGTTCCACACCCACGCACCCACATCAAGCCATTCGTGTTCTTTAACAGAAACCGTAATAGATGGTTTGTGTTCACACCAATGTTGTTGATATTTAGTCCAAAGTTGTAATTGTTCAATTGCAGTCATGTCTTTGCGACAAATGGCTCCTTTGGGGCTTTCCATTGGGAAAGAAAAAACAGTTGTATGTTTTGGTTTGGTTACATCTGGTTCATTTGGAAAGTTTGCCTCTTTCATCATTTTGCAAAGAGGATCTTTGTTGTCTGCTCTTACTGTACGTATATAAAATGGACTATGACGGGCATGAATACCAGAAGCACTATCAACAAGCTGAGAAACAGTCCCACTAGGTTTAACACACGTAATGGCTGCAGACCTTTCGATTCCAAGTTTGTTCGCCCATTCTTTGTTCGTTTCGACTGCAACTTTTCTAAGATCATTTAATAACTCCTCCAATCCCCTTTTTCTTCCATTAGTCAGGGGGTTGTCTAAAATGCCGGTAAGTGAAACGCCAAGAAGTCTTTCTTCAGTGCAATTTTTTTCCCATTCTCTTGTAAGATATCTGAAGTTGGTAAGAGTGGATTGGAATGTGCCAAGGATAGTCGCAGTCCTGACTTTCTTAGAAAGAGATTCGGGAGTGTCCCATCTTCGGATAACGCATTCCGACAAGTTACAAAACTCTCTGCTTCGCAGAATAATCTCACTGCATGGGTTAGTTCCAAAGTCATCTCTTGGTTCTCGTCTTGTAATAAATCCTCCATTTCCATCTGGTTCCTTTTCGTTTAATGTTATTACTTGATTTTTTGCCGATAAGCCATTATAAACTCCACGTTCTCCTGACTTTGAATCGTAAAGAGACAACCATTCTCGCATATAAGTTCCAACATCCGGCCGTTCTTTATAATTAACCGAATTGTTCGCTAGTGCTCGTTGTACATTAAGTTTGTTCCATTCTCCATGTTTCGCAAATCTCATTTCTCTGTCATTGAGATCTGAAAGACTGATAAGAGCACTTCTACGAACTCCACCCACCACAACTATTTCTGCAATTTTACAAACAATATCATGACATTCAATGGGTTTGAGTTTTCTCCCTGCCGAATCTTGAAATATTGTTGATACAAAATGAAACAAATCATCTAACGGTTGTGGGCCAGAAGCCCTTCCACCAAATGTTTTTAAAGGTTCCCCAGCAGCACGAACCCTTGAAAGATTCCATTTTGGAATTTGACCTGTCCACAATAAACTCAAAAGTTCCTTGAACGCTTTTGCCCATCCAAGTTTTGAATCTGCAACTATAATTGTTGTATCAGTTGGATGAAATTCTTCTGCAACCAATGGTAATTGATTTACATGTTCTATCTCTACACTAAATCCAACACCTGTTCCGTTCATAAGAACATAGAGTATTTCATCAAAAGAACGTGAACTATCAATTTTTACATAAGAACAATTATATCCTGCAACGTTCTCTTTTCTAAGTGCATCTCCGGCCGTCATCAAACAACGCATGGAAGGCATTACATTCATTGTCAATACTTCTTTTCTCAATTCTTCAACCAATCCATTTCCTAAATCATAATCACATGTTTCTTTAAGATGTTCTTGAAAAAAAGTAAAATAACGATCTACTGTTTCTCCCCATGTTTCTCTTCGTTTTTTATCATAATCCCATCGTGCATACCGTGAAAGATGAATGAATTGTTGGTATTGACTAGGTAAGACGGCGGGATTGATAGGGTTCATTTTTTTCTCCAAGAGGCGAGTTCAGTTTTTGCTAACAGACCATTGTACGTGTTGATATTTATTATATCGATTATTCTTGATTCTTGAATACTAGCAAGAACCATGTCATTTAAATCTTTACATGCAATCGAATCCGGCCAGATGCAAATATTCCAACCATTGTCGATTGTTTTTTCCATTCTAGAAATGATTTCTTTATTTCTAGGTTCATTGTCGAAGACCATCGTTCCTGTATGATTATCCAATGCACTTGAAATCTCAATTTGTGACTTCAAGTTTACATCTGATCCTGCCATTGCAATACAGTTCGGCAAAAACATCGAATCAAACGGGCCTTCAACTACATAAAATTGTTTCTCCAAATCCAGGCGATCCAATCCGAATATTTTAGGAGAATCTTCGTCCATCTTAATCGTGATGTAACGAAGTAGAGTATTTGTAAACGCTCGTCCCTGAAACGTAATAAGTTGTTTGTTTTTATCAAAGAAGGGAATTATTATTCGTTGTTCTTTTTCATTCAAATCATATTCACGTTTTGTTATTTTTTTAACAAAACCTTTAAAGTCCTCTGTATAATATAGGTAACTTAAAAATTGAGGTGGGATTGCACGATTGATGAGATACTTCTTTGCGAAATGTTGATCATCAAGATCACTAATTCGGGGAAGATTTATCTTGGTATGGAATACTGGTTTCTTATGTTTAAATACTGGATTTTCTGTATTTTGGCCTTTTCCTGTAACACCCTCTTTATATCTTTCTAGGACATACTGTTTGTGTAATTCACCATCGAGTTTTTTGAGAAAATTAGAAAAAGTATTACTTTGTCCACAATTATGACAACGATAAAAGAGATCTGTCTTTTTTTGATAGAGATACCCTCTCGCTTTGGTTTTACTTTTTTGAGAATCACCACAAAAAGGACATCGAAAATTATACAACCCTTGTTGCTTGTGCTTGAAAAGGGGGAGTTTAGATGAAACTAAATTTACGTATTTTGTGTCAATATAAGAAGGCATAACGAATTTCTATTTTGATTGTGATACTTATAGTATATCACATTCAAAACAAAATGTCAAGTTCAATTAGATAAAAATTTGGGTATGATATTTGTTAATAACCATGCAATCACGGTAGCAACTCCAATGGTAATCCATCTCCAACGTTCCAGAGATTCAACTTTTTTATACAATAATGATATATCAGAAGATATTCTGGTTTCTGTTTTATCAATCATTTCGGTACACTTGTCATGAAGATCACCAATTCGAGTATGAAGAATTTTTAATTCATCTCGAACTTCATTATCACTTGTCTTATGCAACTCTTGTCCAGCAAGCAATCTGCCAATATTTTCTGAGAGTGCATTAAGTTTACTGGAAGTATCACTTAACTTCTCCATCAAAGCATCAAGTTCCTTAGTACGGAACTCATCCTTGATTTTCAGAGTTTGGATTTCAGTTTGAAGTTGATGGATAGATTCTTGTTCGGGCATAAGATAATTCAGCCGGTCTGACTTTCTCTATGAACTGTTTACAAAAATGAGCAAAGGCTTTTGATGCAAATGTATTTTTATGCACCGTCCACGATTCCCCATTTAGTTCTGGGTCGTGACCATCATTATGTATTTCTAACGAATTGTCTTCATCATCTGTGGCTTTCCATGTAGATCGGGACTTACTGATCCACTCTCCACTCATTATTTGTTCGATTGAATCATCTGCGTAGATTTGCAGATATTCTTTGAATTTCATCATTTTCAACTACCATGTCTAAGATATTGCATACATCCTGTTTGGGAATCCATTACTATGATAGGTTTTTTAGGATATTTTCTTGCAAATGCACGAATATATTCTCCAGCTTCATCTTCACCAACATAACCACTATAACGAGTATATTTCTTTTTACCCAAACGTGATTTTTGAAAATATGTAGGATCTAATGCAAACACATCTATCCCTCCAAATCTTTTCATAACCAAACCTTTTGGTGGTTTTTTCAACAAAGGAATTCCTCTTGTTGCAATATTACCACTTCCCATATTTGTAGTTGGAGTATCTTCAATCAATGCATTTTCAAATTTTCTCAGTGTTGAAGAGTCAAATTCTAAATCATTATTATACATTTTTTCAAACTGATCAAAAAATTGTAATTCTAATTCTTCTTCTGTAATCTTATATCCATCTTGTTGTTCTTTGATGAGATAGAGTGCAGCTGCATAAGAGGCGATCCGTGACTTGCCGCCAGGAATCTTTCCCATTAACTTTTTGATATTCCAAATTAACGTATCAGAAAGATTATATGCATCTTTTTCATCATCTGTTTCTAAATCTCTACGCCGTTTGAGTATCTTTCCCTTTTCATCTACTATACCCAATTCAAATGCTTTTGTCTTATTGAAAGGAGTGACCAGTTTTTTTAAAAACTGATAGACAAAATATATGTTCCCGATTCCTGCAAGAATTCCCATTCTATTCTATTTTCCTTAATTCTTTGATGGTAGTTTCATTCAATGGAATATGATTTGTCTGAATATCTTCTCCGTCTATTCCTTTTACTTTTTCTGGAAGACGATTTAAAAATATAAGAAAAGGTTTAAGAATAGAATAAAACTTTTTTTCTACTCTGAAAAACAACATACGAGTTGCAGCCTCGTTTTCAAATACATTATAGATAACAATCAAATGATTGAGAATCAAATTTGTTCTCAATTCCCCTGTTTCAAGAAATCGATTAAATAATCTCTTAACATATTTAATTTTATTCAAATCTTCATTGAACTCTTCAATAGAAGTACATTGGCGATTGTCATAATACTTCATCGCAAAATGTAAATAATTTTTTTCATTTAAATCATCAAATAAATTCATATTCACTATTCAATTATGTACTTGTAACTGCATTTCCAATCAATGATGTTACAATCCATTTAGCCCCTGTCCACAACAAGGTAGCATTAGAACCAACTGTTGGAATACTAATTTTAGTATTTGATCCTCCAGTATGATCTAAGAAATTTGCCGGAGTTACTTTAAAACTCGTAGGCACAGTTGCAATTAAAGCAATAGTAATCGTTTGCCCAGTAAAATCTCCAGCGGTCATTGTCGCAACACAAGCAGCAGAACTTGTTCCTGTACAAAGAAAAAGTCGTTTTCCATCTAACGCTTGAGTTGTAGTAGAAACTGTTACGCTCCCTACGGCAGTACTAGA